TTTTGGTGGGTCAGTTAAGCAAAATATAAGTGCTAATGCAAATAAAACTATTCTGGATTATCACACCGGAGCTGGTTCCGTAGATATTGAGAAACGAGAACAACCTCAGTTTTTCAATCGTGAAAGATCCAATATTGGAACACCTTTTGGTGCTGAAAATACTACCGATGAACAACGTCAATACTATCGTGATACCGGAAAACGAAATAATGAAGTCCCATTCAATCAAATTCGTGTGGGTCCCGGTCTTGCTGATGGATATACCAACATTCCCAGTGGTGGAGTCCAACAAGCAATTGGTCAAGATGTAGCCAGAAGACGCTATAAATCTGTCAATGAACTCCGTCCCGGAAATAAACCAAAAGATACTTATGCTGGAGTGATTCTCAATCCGGAACAACATATCAAATCACGTGGAGATGTCGGAGAAGTCAAACATCGTCATCCTGATAAATTCTTTGTGAATGAAAATGGAGAACGCAATCTGGTGACCACTGGTGCATACATCGCTCATCGTGTGTATCCTGAACCGATTGACCGGGAGGTTCAGCGTCCGAGTACGACGAGAGAATACTTCGGTGTTGCAGAAGGTGATACGAAGTCATACAATCGTGCGGCTGTGAAGAAGACTCATCGTCAAGCTCTTGACCCATTCAACATTGGACCCGCTACAACTACTGAAACTGGAGGACAAGCCGGAGATTATGGAGCTGGTGGATACGAGGTACTTCCTAATCAAAGAACCCAAACAGGAACCCGAACAGGTTTTGGAATTGCTTCAGGTGGAAGATATGCAGGAATTACTGCTTTCCAAGATGAAGCCAAATATACTCGCAAGACAAACTTTGAGGGACCCGCAAGGGAATTTGGAAATGCAGGGGCTACAAGTGGAGGCAATGGACCCGTATATGACCCCAATGAGATTGCTCGTGGAACCATTCGTGAACAAACGGAAGATAATGATTGGATTGCTCCAGCGAAATCGGAGGTGGAACGCGGGGTAGATTACACATATATGGAGAATGCAACGACGAATCCTAATCGTGAAGACCTCGCAGAAACAAATTGGATAGCTCCACCAAAATCTGACGTGGAACGAGAGATGGATTATACTTATATGATGAATGCTCGGACTAATCCTAATAAAGAACGAATTGCTCAAGGTCGTCAACCAACTCCTCAAGGAACAAAACTTGCATCTGGAAAACAAGCTGTAAGAATCCGGACGAAGAAGATTGAAGATGACTATATGAATCATTATACGCGTCCTCCGGCGAGAGTAATTGCACCCACAACCAGTCGAAATGTTTTTGGAGCCACAAATATTCGTCCAAAACTTGGACAGAGTATTCATTTAGAAAGGTCTCATCCTGGATTCTTACAACCTTTAACAACCAATCCCTATGTAAAATCTACGGCTTGGCACCTCCAAAGTGCGTAAAATTCTAAGGATTGATAGGAACTTTAGGAAATTATTATGTCTGATACCGAACCCACCGGACCCACCGAAATGCCCGCCGAACCCGTCTCCGAACCCGCCCCTACCGCCAGGAGACAACATCGCCAACGTCAGCAACAGCAACAGCAACGCCGTCGGCAACAGAAGAAACAACAGCAGACCCGTCGTCGTGGAAAGGGACGAAAGGGACGCAAGACCCGGAAGCATCGTCGTCATTAAATCAAATCAAATCTGTGTAAGATTTGCTCAGATGATAAAATCATCAAAACAAATCAAATCATCTAAATCATACAATCTAAAGGGAAAGAAAAAAGAACTTGGAATCTGGAATGAGTTTATTTACAGAACAATATCGTCCTAAAGGTCTGGACGATGTCAAAGGTCAACCAGAGATGGTCGGGAGGTTTCGTGGATTCCTCCGAGACCCCTCTACCTTGAAACATCTTCTCCTTTCAGGTCCTCCTGGTTGTGGAAAAACATCTTGTGCGATTGCATTCGGAAATGAAGCTCGAGGAATCATAGACCAAATCAAATATCTCAATACAAGTTCTCTGCGAACTGCTGAACAAGTTATGAAGAAAATCTATGGAATTTGTCGGATTATGTCTGGAAAGAATGGAATCAAAAGTGTAATTGTTTGCGATGAAGCCGATAGTTTAACATCGGAATCTCAAAAAGTCATTGAATATTGTATTGAACAATTTGAATCACGATGGGTTTTCGTGTTTATTATGAATAATCCTGACAGGCTTATCACGGAACTTCGTATGAAATTAGATGAAATCCGGGCGAATACAACAACAGAAAAAGATACATTTCAACTTGCAAAAGGAATCGTGATACGCGAAGGATTGAAAATCCCGGATTCTTTATTGCATTCTTTAATTCATACATATCGAGGTGATATGCGAAAAATCATTTTAATTATTCAAGCATTACGACATCCATTAGGAGACCTCCCGATTACACCGGAATGGAATGCAAAGAAAACGATTGAATTTGGGGAGAAGGATGTGAATGTTCTTTCAGTGATAGAACGTCATATTCTTTTGAATGGAAATCCAAAGTTAACCTGTCTTGCAATTGCAGATGCATTCAGTGTTCCTCACGATGACCCTCGAGTATTAGATTGTAAGCTCTGTTTGAATTATCCTGGAAATGCTCTTCCATTTTTGCTTCATTTATATTATGCGGTCAAAACCCCATAGAAACCATCTAAAAATTATCAGAGGTCTGCGGTATGAGTTCTGGTTCTGGGTCAGCGAGTGCAACAGCAACATTATTGACAGAAGCAAAGAAAGAATATACAAAACAAATTGTGAGTTTTCTTGCGACTCCTTTGTATGATACTCTGTATGTCCAATGGTCAAAATCTGTAGAAGATAATCCTTCCAGTCCAATGCAAGTGTTTCAAGATAAATTATCAGCGATTGCGGAATGGGACGATGAAGAGAAAAAGACGGAATGTCAGCGTTGTTTGAGCGAATCTCAATGTTCGTATATTGATGATTTAATTGCAGCAGTTTTCATTGCTCATACGAAAGTATTGGCGAGTATTCGTAATGAGGAAACAATCCGTGAATTCCAGATAGAAGTTCCTGGGTCTATTCAATTTGTTCACGAATGTTTGGTTCAATGTGCGAGGGAATTCTGGAAATCTCCGTATTTATTTTATCAAAATGAAGCGGAGAATAAGATTAGTCGCATTCAAATCCAGAAGAATTTGCGTGAAGCAGAAGGAGTCATTAAAGAAGCAATTGAGGATACAATTCGGAAAATGTTGCCTGTAAAGGAGATTCTTCAAGAATATCTGGAAGAAGGACGAGAAAGCCGTAGAATGAAATCTCAATCTCAAGCTCAAGCTCAAGTTTCTCAGACTGGAACATCCGAAAAGAAATCTCTTCCAAAGAAGCAAACAGATACAGAGACTGATACATTAATTTCTAAAACAAAAACACCGGTAGTAAATCAAACAATTTTAGAGAATATCCGTGAGCAATTTGAGAATCTCTCTGGAAATCAAACAACTGAAGATGAAGACAAAGAAGCAGATGCAGAAGTCTCATCAGAAACTCAAGAAGACGTAGACGCAGAAGCAGATGCGTATGATGGTCTTGAAAACTGGACAGGTGTTGGTGAAGAAGATGAAGACGATTCAGATGATGAGAAGATTCAGTTTGTAGATGAACCCGGGAAACCTCTGGAAGAGATGGTGGATGAATTAGGAATTGAAGACTTAACTCCTGAGAAGAAACCAGAAGAATCGGAGGAGACATCCGCGTCTTCGTTTATTGACGAGGTTTTGGAGTAATTCAAAGAATAGAAAAATCAATGAACTCAATAGGGTTATCTGTTCTTGGTGGTATTGTATCAATTGGAATTGGGTGGTTTGATAAGCAATTTCTCTCAGGGAATCAATCTAAGGATAAAGAAGAACCCCAAATGTCAATGACTCTTGCATTGCGATATTTCTTGATGGGATTTGGTGTATCCTATGTGATTCTCCTGGCGAGTTCTTATTTTATGGATACTTCTTCTCCAGGGTCAGGGTCAGCTGCCGGAGGGAATGAGATGGAAGATATAACGGATACATTGTTGAATATAGAGAACGTCCGTGAGTCATTTTCGGTAGGAAGACCGAAGTTTTAATTTAGAAGTTGTATCCCTGCTCCCATACAAGAGTTTGTCATAGATTCTTATTGGGTGTCTCATTTGAAAATCATAAATAATGTAAATTCTTTCATTGTAGTTCCAATGGAACTCTGATGAAAGACAATACTATAGGTTGGAAGTGTCCTTTAGATTGATTAGTAGGAATTCGTTTAAAGATTCATCATTTTATTGAATTCTATGATAAATACTCCAATGAATTCTACGACAGACTCCCCCCCCAAAGAGATTTCTACGCATTTGATGGGAGGTCTTGGGAATCAACTTTTCCAGATTTTCAATACTCTTGCCTATGGAATTCGATTTGAACGCATCCAAGAAGTTGTCTTTCCTCTGAGTGATACTCTCAGAACTGGAATAGAACGTCCAACTTATTGGAACACTCTCTTCCGAAGACTCAAAGACCATCATACCATTCCTGAAGAAGAGCTTTATGGTAGAGCAAATCGTCTTCCTCTTTTACGAGAACCTGGATTTCATTATACATTATTTCCAAATATTCCTCAATCTTTTATGTTCGATGGTTATTTCCAGTCTTATAAGTATTTCTTAATGGAATATCCAGAGATTCTTAAAATGCTTGACCTTCAAACTATCAAAGAAGAAGTTTTAGAAATTCTGCAAGTTGGAACAATTGATTTTAAAAATACTATTTCTTTACATTTCCGTCTGGGAGATTATCAGGAAAAACAAAAATATTATCCTGTAATGCCCTTGGAATACTATATAGATTCTATCCGATTTCTGGAATCAGAAACAGGAAAGACAGATTGGACATATTTATATTTCTACGAAGAAGATGACCAAGAGATAGTTGATGGTAAAATTGCAAGACTTCAAGAAACATTTCCACATGCAAAGTTCCAAAGTATCAATCATCAATTTCAAGATTGGGAACAATTATTGATAATGAGTTGTTGTACTCACAATATCATAGCGAATAGTTCTTATAGTTGGTGGGGAGGTTTCCTAAATGAGAACCCAAAGAAGAAAGTCTGTTATCCAGGAGTTTGGTTTGGACCAGCAATGAGAAAAACTCATCCATATACTGGAGATTTATTTCCAGAAGATTGGATTCGTATAGAATTGTAAATCATTCAATTGAATAATCAATATCTTTCCAATTTAATGAACCTTCATTGATAATTGGATTGAATACATACTTTCCTGAGTTTTTATTCATAATTTTATGAACTTTCTCCATATTGACTAAGTCAGGATGAACATACCAATCTTCAAATACATACTGAGGTTCTAAATTATGAATATCAGGGAATACACGGATATATCCAAATTTATCAAAGATTTCTCGGGATACTTGTCGGGTATTCATATAATTAGTATGCCAAATATCGTGTTCAAATGTGATAGTAGCAAATTTATATTCAGGAAGAATATGTGTTTCAAGGTTCTGTAATGTCCTTAGGGTAGAACCATTATTTGCTTCTAAATCAATCTGAAGATAATCCATATTTTTAGGGAAGCCATTTTCCTGAAGAATCTTTTTATAATCAACAACAATTGCATTACCAATTATATGAATACTCTGAGGGCGATGTTGTTGATATAGTGGTAAAAATCCGGGATTATATTCTACCATGATTCCTTTCCAATTCAACTCATTCTCTAATTTATAGGTATTATTGATATTGATTGGATGATTGGAACCAATCTCAAGGAAGTATCCATCTCTCTTAAAATCTAACATATTCACAATGAATGCATCTTGTCCAGCTTGTGAATAATATGACATATTATGATGTACTATAAATTTAAGTAATATTGCAATATGATTTTAAACGTAGTATCATAAAAACTCTTTTTGAATAAGTCTATAATTTTATAATTCTTTATGATATTTCTTTAAATCTTCAACATAATTATGATTTCCTGCTGAATTAAATGAACTCTGTGAATGAATACGATGATAACATAGGATTGCTGGAATATTTATGAATCGTTTTCCTTGTTTCCATAATCGCAACCATAAATCATAATCATCTAATCCAAAAAATCCTCCAGTGTATTGGTCTCTCCAATGACATAATTCTTTTCGTATTAATGATGAACTATTGATGATTGGATTCACACTATAAAAATCAAATCCTGATAAATCACCTCTTGGAATCGCTGGTATTCCTTCACGAGAACCAAAATAACTACACATTGTTCCAATCACATCAAATTTATCCAATAATTCTGGTTGAGTTTGAATTTCTAATTTTCTGGAATGCCATTTATCATCTACATCTAAAATTGCTATCCATTCATATTGACAATATAATAACATATTATTTAATGTATCTGCTTTACCCTTGATTTCAAGAGGAAATACAATGATTTTTATTTGATATCATTTTAATTCATTCAATTGTTCAACAATTCTATATACTTCTCCAACGATAGGAGATTCCAAAGAATGTCCATTGATTCCAATAATTACTTCCCAAGATGAAATACTTTGTTGTATCACAGAATTAAGTGATTCTTTTAAAAATTCTACTCAATTATACACGGGTATTAACACTGATACCATTGTATAATTCTAATCATTCATTCAATAAAAATCTCTGAAAAACAAACCAGAGGTCATATTTTTCGGGATGTTTTTCTTGAATGAGTTCAAAATGTTCTTGATTTTCTGTAAAACAATCCAATATTATAATTTGGTCATCTCTTATAAGTGTATGCGTATCAATATATAATTGTAATTTTCTATAATAAGTATCATACCACCAATCAATTTTGTCTTGATGACATACAAAAAATCCTCCTGCAATTATATTTTGATTTACTGGAATTTGAGGTGATGGAATCCCAAAGTCATCACGAGATAATCGTAATTGATAACATCTTTCAAGAAATGCTGGATATGGATTTCCAACAAATCCATAATACACTTTCTTAGTATCCAATGAATTCATTACTTTATCGGAAGGTATTCCAGAAATTCGTTCAATAGAAATATCATTAGGTCTTCCACGAAAATATCCAATATCACACCAACCAAACCAATCCGTTTTTATGAATCCAAGGTCTCTTGCAAGTTTTACAAAACGTATTTTTTCATTCCATAATACATTTAATTCCCAAGAAATTCTATCTTTTAATAAGACATTCTTTGTATGATTTTCTCTCCAAAATGTTTCTTGTGAATATCCTTCTAAATCTTTAAATTCTTTTATAATTACTTGAATATTAGAATATTTCTCAGAAAAACTTGAAAGTCTTTCATATCCGTGAGTATCTGTAAACACAATTACATATACATTATGTATATTCTCCAGAAAATATGTTATCCATTTACCATAGGTTTCTTCATTAAATTTATTCTTGAATGAATACCAAGCAGTTATCAATGATAACTTTAAGGTTCTCTCTTTAATGGAAGAATCCATTCTTTTTGTATCAATGTATCTATGCTTATTACTTGAAAAACTTTAGATTGTTCCAATTTTATAGAATATTCATTATGTGAATATTTGTCGCAAAGTTTGCGTAGTAATGCAATATCTTCCAAAAGATTTCCTTTTAAAAGTATAACAGCTTGTGTGTCTTGATTAAAATATTCTTCAATCGCTGAACATCCCCAGTAAATTGGCGTTGTATGACAAACTAACGGATTGATGATTTTTTCACTAAAATAATGTGGTGTCTTAAAATTCTCAATAGCAATATGATATTCATAATCTAAATAAGGTTCAATTTCAGTAAATTCACCTTTGAATCGAGAATCTGTAATTGTTCTATAATATTGACAACCACGACCATAAATATCAATAGGTAAATCAGTTTTGAGTATTTCCTGAACTAATTGATGACGATAACGATGTCCTGGAGCAGATATTTTGTTTGAAATCATAATAGACATACATTTGGGTTTTGGAGAAGGAATTTCTTCTAATTTTGGAGGAATCGCATTCCACATACATCCAAATCTTTCAGTAAATGGTTTAGGAAGTCTAATATCTGTTGAATATCCTATAAAGTATTTTCCGATTGTTTCTTTCGCATAATTTATAAAGACTTGTGTCAATCCAAGAAATTGAGGAGGTTCAAATGCTAATCCAATCACATTTTCTTTAGGAATCTTTTTGCTTAATTCAGGAGGCATTGGAGTATTTAAAAGAATAGCGTGAGTAAAATCATCATCATTGGTAAAGATATAATCTTTTTCATAAGATGATTTTGATTGTTCCTTGAGTTGATGAACGCGTTCATATTTTTCAGGAATTATTTTAGAATCACAAAAACTGGAAAAAAAACGGATTCGTATCATTGAATGCGACGAATCCATTTCACAAATACACAAAGAATTCTATGTGTCTATGTATACAATATTTCAATCCTTTATAACGCTTAGAACATTCAGGGTCTCCAAATAGAGAAATACGGGAGCATCCTTTAGATTGATTTTCATCTTACGTCCGTCTTTTGAGAGTGTCCAACATAAGATGGCTATAATCTGTATAGCGTCCTTCAATATCACTCTTATCAGGTCTTTGTGTAATTGTCCTGGGAACAATGATAAACCAGCGGTCGCGTTCTTGAAGACGCATCCAAAATGCATCAATCGCATACAGGTGATGCATTTCTGGTTCTCGTGTTAAACATTCAATACCTTCACGGATATTTTCAATCAATGTATCATAATAATGCTTTCGGACAATATACCCTGTTGTTGTCCAACTTTTACGAATTCTCAGGAGATGTTTTGTAATCATTTCTACAGGAGGACGAAGATTCCCTGCAAGAAGTAAAACATCATACTCAGCGGATTCTTTGCTTTTGAGAAATTCTGCATACATTGCATTGAATAATGCTGGAAAGGTAAATTGGATATCATCTTCTACAACCACAACATAGTCTAAATCACGGGCTTTTGCTTGCTCAATCACACGAAGATGACTTGTACTGCATCCAATTCTTCCATTTTCATGTTTGATAGCATCGAACCGCTCAAATTTCCATTTCATTTTACGGAGTTCTTCTTCCACTTTTTCACGCCGGTCTGTGCGTGATGCAAGATTTATATAAAAAACATTTTCAAGGGTATATTCACTTAATTCACTGGAAGATGACATTCTTCTTTTTTATTTCTTATAAGATTTTCTATAGGTTTAGTTTAAAACATTCCTTAATTGAAAATGTTCTATTGATAGAGATTCAATGACATCACAATCACAATCACAAGAAGAATCTTGTCTATTTCCACGATTTCAAATGTACCAATACATCTTAGATATCTGGTTTGATTCTAAAGCAATTGATTCAGGAGCTTTTACATATCGTTTCTTCGGTGAAACTCTTGAGAAAATACAAGATTTAATGTGTGAATTCCTCTTTGTTTTGGATACAGGAGGTGCAATGATTTCTTACGGAATGAAAGACCATAAAATCTATCATCTTGAATGTTCTAAAGCAGAAATGATTGAGAAACTAATTCCAGGAAATCTTCAATTACAAAATCCTACAATCCAAATCAATCATTTCTTATCTAAAAAAGAAAAACTGGATTAAATAAAATATCCTGAAAAAACTCTATAAAGTTATTAAAAAATGGGTATAAATGAAGTAAAAAATACTATCTTTTTTAATAGGAATTCAATTTCAAATTAAATTAGAAAATGAATTCATTAGAACTTAGACCTTGTGCTGGTCTTTGTAATCGGTTAAGAACTATTTTTAGTTATAGATTGAAAGCAATTGAAGAAGGAAAACAATTAATTGTATACTGGGAAGACCATTCACATTGTTTTGGAAATATATTTAATACCATTATTGAAATACCTCCAAATGTATCTATCCAAAATTGGATTGAATATAAAAGAATGAATCCTACAGGAAACCCACTTAAAACTTATTCACAATGTTGTATTCCAAATTATGAATGTATTCGTCTTACAAAAGAATTCAAAGAAATTTATAATGATATTATGAATAAATTATTCGAAGGAAAACCTTTTATTTCTGTTCATATTCGTAGAACTGATTTTACAATAGACGCATTAAAAGGAGGACATTATGTTCCTGATGAATATTTTTACGAATTTATAGATTCACATTTAAAAACATCTCCTGAACTTCTGGTGTACTTAGCAACAGATAATCCTGAAACTCAAAGAATATTTCAAGGAAAATATCCAGGAACAATTAAAATTATTCAACAAATCCCTGAAACACCAATTCCAGGAACACTCCGTCATACAAATAGTATATTTGCTTTTTTAGATTTATGTATTTGTGTATCAGGAATAGAGTTTCGTGGAACACCTATCTCATCATTCTCTGAAACTATTGAATTAATGAGAATACAAAATATTAAAACTTTATGGTAGATTTTATGATTGAATTAAAAATATATTCTATTTAAACGCTCGCAAAATATATTGCTCCTAATGCTAATATACCTGCTATTAAATGATTTGTAGTAATTTCTTCCTGGAAAAAGATATATCCTGCAATCACAATACTTACTGCGGAAAGAGAACCCCAGAGAATATTGAGTTCTCCTAAATATGCTTTATTTGCATAACAGAAATATAGCAAAAAACAGATTAAGAAATACAAAAATAATGCAAGAATAAAATACATAGAATCTTTCTGGGATTGTTTTAAACAAGCTTGTGCAAGGGTTTCAAAGAGAACAATGAATAATACGGCAATGATAATCAACCAAGATGTATGATGTTTATTTTGGAATAAAGAAGACATTCTATAGTAGAATCATAAAGTATTTTATTGATTCGGTTAAATTGAACAATCAAGAATATAATCCATAAATAAATACATATATCATTTACTTCAGGATAAGATGACTGAGATAAATGAAAGAATTTGTCTTTCTGGTTCTGGAGAGCCATCTCCTGTACCCACCGACATCACTCCAGCTTATTCTAAAGAATCTGATAAAGCATATTTAAAAGAATATCTTAAAACTATCCGAACAAAAACTGGATTTAAACGTCTCAATAGTTCTCCATTGAGATATGCCGGAGGAAAAAGTAAAGCAATTGGATTGATTTTAGAATATCTTCCTGAACTTTCTACTAAAAGGATTGTTTCACCATTTATTGGAGGAGGTTCTGTAGAATTAGTTTTAGCAAAAGAATTAGGTTTTGAAGTCATTGCATATGATATATTTCATCTTCTTGTTGAATTTTGGAATGTTCTCATTGATTCTCCAGTAGAACTTTCTAAAGAATTAGAATATCTCAAACCCACTGAAGAAGATTTTACACGAAATCGTCATATACTTCTTCATTATTGGGAATCTGTAAAACCTCCTGACCTTGTCTATAAAACAATGAAACGTATCGCTCTTACAGAAGAAGAATGTTCATTATTACATGATAACATTCTGAAACGTGTAGCATATTATTACTATAATATGCAATTATCATATGGTCCTATGTTTCTTGGCTGGGGAAGTTCAGTATATTTAAAAGAAGAACGTTATAAGAATATCATTGATAGAATTCGTGATTTTAAGGGTGTGAATTCAGAGAATTTTAAAGTTATCTGTGATTCATTTGAAAATGTTATTCCAAGACATTCAGAAGATTTCTTATTCTTAGACCCTCCATATTATCTTGGAGAAGATTCAAAGATGTTTAAAGGAATGTATCCAAATTGTAATTTTGCAATTCATCATAATGGTTTTCCTCATCATATACTCTGTGAATTATTGAAGAAACATTCAGGAGGATTCTTTCTAACATATAATGATTGTAAAACGATTAGAGAATATTATAAAGATTATATACAAATCTTTCCATCTTGGCAATATACATATGGTCAAGGTGAAACACGGATTGGTAAAAATAGAAAAGAAAAAGAAGTTTCAAGTGAAATAACACACGTCAAAGAAAGTCATGAAATCTTTATTATTTGTCCTCCGAAGAAGACACCCATGGAATCGTAAGAGAAGGAATATTTGCTTGTAATAATTGAATCCAATGGAATCCTCTATTTCCGTTTGCTCCCAGAAAGTAGCTTTTATGTGTTGTCCTATATTCATATGTAAGATATTGGCGAAAACCTTTTTTTGATGAATCATCAAAATCTCCTTTGATTCTCTCTGATGAAAGAAATCTCCATTTTGCTTTTTCAATAATAAATTTGATGATATCAGATATCCAAAAGAAAATCCATACTTTATCATCAAAATATACGAGAAAGTCTGCTGGTTTTGGACTATGAGATTTTGCAAGATAGTTTTTCCAGAGAGTTTCACTTTTTAAGATTTCTAATTGAACTTCTTCTGTTTGACCTGTCAGCTCTGGAATTACACCAAGAGTGAATTGAAGATTTTTACCACTTTTAATTGATACACCAACATTTTTTAATGAATCCATTGGAATATCTCTTCCAGAAAAGATTGAAGACTTGAGTAAATTAAATAGTTTAATTGTTTCGGGATTTTCTTCATAAAGAATACAATCAGCTGTATTAGAGTATGTAATAGAATCATCTTCTTTTCCAAATTGACTTATAAATAATGATTCAATATGATGACCACGACGTTTTTTAATTAAACCTATTTTTTTACAAGATTCAATACGTTTTTCATTTCCAGATGTTTCAATAATTCTTTCATTTGTTTCAGTAAGAGTCAATTGTGAGGAGAAAGTTTCCGTTAATTCATCAATCAATGATTCAGAAGAATCATCCATTGTTTCCCTTGAATCATCATCCATTGTTTCTCTTGAATCATCATCCATTGGTTCTCTTGAATCATCATCCATTGTTTCAATAGAAATAATAGAGTCTTCAATTGTAAGAATACGAATATTTTTAAAAGAACTACGATTTAAACATTTTTTACAAAGTTTGTTCATTGTTTTATCAGGTTTAAATAATGTTCTACATCCTTTACAAAATGGTAAGCTTTCAAAATCTTCCGGCGTAAATTCTCCTTCATATTTTGAATGTCTACCACAATAGGTTTTACCATTTAATTTACTATGAATACAAGATGTACCATCAATCATTTTCGCAGGACATACCAAAATTGGTGGATAACATTTCGGGCATCTGGTATAATCTTTCATAATATATCGTAATCTACATCTTGAACATTTACAACATTCATCCAATGATACATTTTCAAATAGTTCATGTTCTTTACAACAAATTTTTCCAGGTAATGCTTTTCTACTACAGGGGTTATCATCACGATTTTTCCATTTACAATTACGAATTGGATTCTTTTCAAAACAAGAGCTACATTGATTTGTGATTTCGGTTGGTTTTGTTAAATAGCTACAAGTAATACATTTTCGAAGAGAAGGAATATCTTCCGGAGAATACTTTCCCTCATAACGTGCATGAACTCTACAATAGTGTTTCTCAGGAGAAATCTTTGGTAGAGTGCATGGTTCTGCATGTTTATTCATCCATTCGCACGAGGACATCATGAATGATATAGGTCAAGACTAATATATTTTATATGTTGGATTGATTGTTCAATTGAGGATAACTTCTTATAAAGAACATTTTTAAATACCTTTGTAAGTATTTTTTGAAAATACACACAAAGAAGAGATACAAAATAATATTCCAACTGCGGTAAGAATCCACGCAGTCGATTAATTCGAGTATGCAAGACCTCCCATGCCCGAGATTACGCGGAAAACATTGTAGTTCACAGCATAGATACGGACTTTAGCAGACGTGCAAGACCCACAAGAAACAGCACGAGGGGTAACAGTCAGGGACAACGTGGCGTTGTCAATACGAGAGAAGTTGCACGTGCCGGAAGGCTGGTGGTCTTCGGGAGCAAGAGCGAAGGAATACACGTTGATACCCTGAGCCGGGACGTTGGAGAAATGCTGGTAAGGCTGAACCCAGTTGAAGTAGTTACCAGCACGCTCCTGGAACCGGTCATGTCCGTTGAGCTTGATGAGAGCAGACACCACGGGGTTATTGCCGGCGGCGCCTTCAACGAGGGTATGGCTGTATCCAGAATCATGCACAGCGCGGTCCCAGAAGTCCGTGTAGTTGAAAGGCTGACGACCCTTGTAAGCGTTGACAGTCGCATCATTGCCAGAGCATCCCTTGAAGTCATCACGCTGAACAACCCATGCGAGGAATTTCACGGGGTGGTTGAAGTTCATCCGGATTTGATTGGAAGTAGCCGTGATGGATTCTTCCGCAGAGTATTGGAGCTGTTCAATGAGATACTCGTGAGAATGCTGAGCGAACTTACGACGCTCATCAGTGTCAAGGTAGATGTAATCCACGAAGAGAGAGCAAGCCTGGAGACCAGCCGTAGCAACGCGGTCGCGGATGGCTGAGTTGTTGTACCAGCAGAGGTTCTCAATCGTGTTGAAGTCCACGAGAATCTTGACTTCGTGATACTGGAGAGCAATCAGAGGAAGAGCAAGACCCGGGTTGCGGCAGTAGAAGAACTCAAGAGGGATATACAGAGTGTAAGCAGGGGCACACTTGCGAACCGCTGAGACAGTCTCAGGAGCATCATTACCATTCACAGAGCAAGTCGTGTCGCAAGCAACACCACCTTGTTCAAGGAGGTTAACAAGCTCGGGAACATTACCAACCATACGAGCATACCCACGCTGTTTGCCGGTAGGGAGAGTCAGTTCATTCCAGATGTGCATCCAATCACCCCATTGTTCATCAATCTTCTGACCACCAACCTCAAGCTTGACCTTGTGGATAAGGTTATGACCCGGCCAGTTCAACCAACGGAACTGAGCACCAGAACCATCCGTAGAAGCGAGGGTCACCTCAGGGAGAGTCGCCTGGACATACGTCTTCCAGATTAAATCACCATTACGGGAAATCTGGCAGGTAACATTCGTCTGACCGAAGGTAGCACGACCATTGAACGTCTGCTCAATAGACTCAATCGCGAAGTTCGTGTAGCGACGATACACTACCTTGAAGAAGGTAATCGTGGGGTTTCCCGTGAGATACATATCTTGAGCACCATAGGCAACGAGCTGCATTAAACCTCCTCCCATTTTGTTTTATTCGCTAAAAATGCTATATTCATTCTATGAAAAAAAATACAAAAAGGTTCTTTTCGGGTGCTTCTTTTTTGTTTAGATTGAAATGAGTCCAGGATTTAAACGTCTAACTTTGAATCTTTGAATCTTTGAATCTTCAAATCACAAAAGAATTCGTGTGGTTCTAAAGGATTCTTTTTTTACCTATGATTATAGAAAATGGCGTCTCGTGGTTTTCTCTTACGACCTGTTCGCAAATCCTCTAAAGGGGTTAATCGCGAGACTGTCGTATCTCTCCATCAAAAACACGTGAATTCTCTCAAAGATTCCAGTGAAAATCTCGTGTCATATTTTTTAGATAATGGAGAATTACTTTTTCGATATGCAGACCTTTTAAATCAAACAGAAGAAGAACAACCTGTTGAGGCAATTCACGAATTTAGTATTATGAACTATTTTATGAAACCTGACCCTTGTGATAATGTTGAAAATACACGATTTCCTAATTCCAATTCCAATTCCAGCCACTCAGGAGGAGATTCACAAAAAGATATTCTACTTGAAAAAGAATATTCCAATTTCAATAAAACAGATATCTACAATGTCTTTCGGGCAAATATAGATTCCGGATTTTTACCTCAACAATATCTTGAAAAACAGGTAAATAGTCGACTTTGTAGATGGTGTGGAAATGAAGCTACTTTGCTTCCCAATGATGCTCTCTTGATTTGTGAAGATTGTGGTCGTCAAGAGAAGATTTTAATTGACATCAATCGTCCAGGATACAAAGAACCTATGAAAGATTCTTCTTATTTCAATTATAAGAAAATCAATCATCTTAATGAATGGCTCGCACAATTCCAAGCTAAGGAATCCACCGATATTCCAGAAGAAGTCTATGATAGAATTTTGATGGTCTTTAAGAAAGAACGGATTACAGATGTTGCTGATTTAAAACCGGAAAAACTCCGTAGTATTCTCAAGCAACTTTCTTTGAATAAATACTATGAACATATTCCACATATCATTAACCGATTGAATGGTCTTCCTCCTCCAAGATTATCTCCAGAAGATGAAGAAGCAATTCGGCAAATGTTCCGTGATATTCAAACACCTTTTATGAAACATTGTAATCCAGAAAGAAAGAATTTCTTGAGTTATTCATATGTTCTTCATAAGTTTTGTTTGATTCTCAATAAACGGGAATTTATTGATTGTTTCCCGTTATTAAAATCCAGAGAGAAATTGTATGAGATGGACCAAACTTGGAAAAAGATTTGTGCTGATTTAGGCTGGGAATTCCATAGGTCTATTTAAAGAAATTCAAGATAAGATAATTGATTATGAATCAATTATCTTATTCAGGTATTCAATTTAATTTACTGGAATCCAATCAACTAAGGATTCATTATAATTAGATTGAAGATTTAATAGGTCAATTTAAATGATTGAATGATTTTAAAACTTGAATTTCAAATTCATTAGTGATTAGTACTAATTTATCACTTTTTTGAATATTATGTGTTCTATATATTTTGTTGTTTCTAAAACTTATAAAATAAGTATAAGGATTATTGAAATTACTAACAAGTTCTCCTAAAGGAGAAATATCACTTATTTTTTCATATATTAATGTATTAAGTGGTTCTCTATAAATCGTAAATGCTTCTTGAATATTAGCCATTGTTCTCTAAAACAATAATTTAAATACATTATTAGAATGTTAACGAAAATTAGTAGTGGTAGTGGTAGTCGTAGTCGTAAACAAACAATTCAAAGAAGTCCAGTAATCATTCCAAAATCAACAAGAAAAAATAATAAAAGAAAGAAAGTAATAATAGTTCTTACAAAAAGTGCGATTAAACAAGAAGCGTGTCGTCGTGTATTTTCTGGAAGAGATTTTATACTTCATTTTCAAGAGATTCCTGATAATCCATTACGAGCTCCTCAACCAATTTCTTTAAAAGGAACAAAAGAAGCTGGAACACATCGTATTCGTGATTATTTGGAGAATCGTGATGGTAAATACTTACAATATAAAGATGCAATCATTTTATCAATCGAAAGTGGTATTATGAGTTTTGATGATTCGATAGACCCCGATGAGTATACTAAACAATCGTGGGCAGATGTATGTGTTTTATCATATGGTAAATCTCTTGATAACATTAAGTATGTAGTTTGTCCGTGGATACTTGGAATAGACCCGGAATATACACGTGAATATTTTAAAGACGGAAAAATCCATCCTGACCCTAAATTTGATACTCTTGGGAAAATGATAGTTGAAATGTATGAAACAAAAACAGGGAAGAAAATATCTCATAACAATTGGATGAAAGATGTCGTGGGAATAGATAGAACTGACCAAATAGAAAATGGATTACGTGAATTACATAAAAAACTTAGGGAGGTTTCCTAAGAAGTTGTGTGAAGAACTTCTATGATTTCGACGTAGTCTTCAGGAGTGATAAACTCAAAAACTCGAGGGTCTTCAAATGGAACTTTATCAAAAGGGTTATTGATAGGATATTTAATGAGACTTTCTTTCATTGCATTATGATATTTTAAGCGGAGTCTCTTTGCGTAAAAGAATCGTTGAATGACTTGAGAAACAGAATCATTTGACTCATTTGTATGATTCATATTGATTCTGGAGAATCTATTGTCTATCATAAATACTTTTGATTCGTCCATTCTTTAACGATTGTTCATAGACAGATACAATGACAAATTCTCTGATTTTCCAGAGAGGTTTTTTAGATTCTTGACAAAATGGAAATTCCCGATAGAATCGTTCACAATCTTCACGGAATCTCCAAAGATTTTCAGGAGGAACTAATGAATTTTGAATCAGTTTTGATTGTTGAATATACTCATTCTCCTGTGAAATAGATACCATGTATCCTTGTTCTTGGTAGTATTTGTAATATAAGAAAGGAACAGATGTGATAACTGAGAGAACCAATCCAGCAGTCCCAGTGTATTCCATTCCACGAGTTAAATAAGATATATAATTCATAGTCGTAGTCTTAGTCGTGAATCCTAAGAATCATTCTATTGTATAGAATCAGTCTTAAATTAGATGCTATTCAATTAGTTTCTTTCTTGAGAACAATTACCAAAAGCATTGGAATATAATCCGTAAGATTTCCAAGATTCAAGAGTATGATGTCTTGCTTCTTTGAGTGAGTAAGGAGATAAAAAGTTCCTTTCAACAGAAAGATTCCGATATTCTTCTACAAATTTAAGATAGGCTTCATGATTGCAAAGATACAAATGTTTCTCAAGTTCTATTTGTTTAGAATCTTCATCAAGTTCTTTCCAGAAAGCATATGTTCCAAAACACATAAACCCTCCCAGAACAACCCCCATAGTTCCATAGGCGGTTGAAAATAAGATATCAACAATTTTCATTTTAGAAGAATCTGAGATAGTCTGAGATAATCCTGGAGAGATAGATTTAGTTAGATTCTTTAAATTTTTAAAAAAAGATATACCTGTTTCTGATTAAATTCGATTGGGTTGCATAGTTTCCCTAAACGTTAGTATCAGTTATGCATTGCTTAGACCAGACCAGACCCTTTTATGCATCTTGATGTACAAGATTTCCAATGATATCTCTATCCGGTTTTCTGGAGAGAATATACAATGTCATTGCTAAAAATACTCCATAGAAGTTCTTTGCTATCATATCCAAAAGGTTATAACTGATATTCTTCCAGGCAGGACGGAATATCGCAGCAACTCCATACAATCCCCAAATCACAAACATAACACCATACAACAATCCATTCTTTGCAAGATTCTTCACTGCAAAACGCGACCACATCCAATAAAAAGATACTCCAAATGCAACAAATCCAAATATCGTTGATGTCCATATAGAAATCACTCCAAGTTCTTGAAGATATCCAAATAGCAACATCACAAAATTTGCAACAGCTATTACAATCACATCTACCCAATAATCACGCAGAAATCCTTCGATAGTTAATACACGCTTATTCGGGTCATCTTTCCCTGAAGGAGATACATTCGCTTCTTTTCGAGCTGTTTTACGATTTTGATATTCATAATACACAATCGTAGAAAATAACATCATTGGGGTCGTAAAAACCCAATCATAATAACGATAGACAGCAACATCCGTGAGAACATTCGAAACAAATCCACCATACCAAGAATAGAATATCAATTCAATCACTTGGACAATCGATTCCAGAACAAGAACATCTTTCAAAATCAAATCATTCGGTGAAATCGGAAAAGATAACCCAAAAAAATTAATTAAGAGGGTTATCCATTGAACAGCCAGGGATAAATATAATGACCCTGACACAAGAGATGCAGTATTCATTCTAATTCTAATCTTTCTTATCCAAAATATTCTTTTACAAAATCAGGTGTTAAAATCAATTGATACACACGCTCATTATTTTCAAAGAGTCTACCCTTGAAATCAGCATAAGATTTCTCGTGTTCTATGATTGACTCGAGGTCATCTCCAGGTAATTTCACTCGTGTATAATCTTGATAATATTGCTTTGTACTCACTGCGATAGAATGTTTTCCTGGTGTAAAAATACATTTAGAAAAATAACACATTGACTTCTTGATGTCATATTGTGATAATAATGGAAATTCTTTTAGAACTGGTGTTGAAAAGTCGCCGGGTCTTCCAACATACTGATGAACTTGTTTTTTACATCGATACACGATGGGTGATTTTGAGTTCATTCTTGAGTGATAATATTCTCCCAAAAAACGAGGTTCGTCATATAGACTCCATATGATACAACCACGAGACATAGAGTATTCTTTTTTGAGAGATATCATAATGTATGACGATGGAATGGATTCATAAACAGACGATATTCCTTCTCTGAGTTTCTGGAAACGAAAATCCAGAACACCCGCATATGGATTCAATATGTATTCGAGATAGACCGGTAAATCAGGGTGAAACATTATAAAACTCCATAGAATTCCTGATGGAGTCATTGGGGAAATGATAAGAAATCCAGAGAGTTCAGAAAGAGATACTTTATGAGAACCAATTTGAATCAATCTTTCTGAATTCATTTTTGATTCTATGATGATTAACACATACATTGTATGACAAGTCTATGCTTTAGATGACACAGCGAATCATTTGGAATGACTCATTGTGTTTGATTGGATTGAGTGCTTATTGTTTAAAGCTTGGGGAATCCAACGAGCTGAGCACCAAGACCGAAACCGGCACCCTGACGAGCAGTGAAGCCAACGGAGGGAGCGAACAAGTCCAGGACAGCGAAGGCAGCAGCGGCAACGAGAGCAATCATCATAACCTCCGAAGCCGGCAACTTCATCTTGCTGGGAATTAAAAAGACGGCAATCGCAACGGCGGCACCCTCAATGACATATTTCACAAGGCGAGTAACAATCTCGGTCATATCCACGTTCATTGTTTTTATCCAGATATCCTATATTCACTTGCATAAAAAAGATTTTAAAAGGGTTTTTTGATTCTGTTGCGTTTATTCCAGGAAATCTAAATCCTTTGTCTCTTTTAGAAATTAAGAATTAGGAATGTCATCTTCTAAACCAATGGATGTGGAAGTGGAGGTTGAACGTGAAGAGGATTTATTGTCTGTAGACCCAGAAATTCCAGGTCAAGGATTTGTATGTCTTTCTTTCTTGAGTCCGAACAAAATTCTTCCAAAGAAAGAACATTTCTTTTTCAGCGAGTTTATGAGATATTATGAAAGTAAAATCCGATTTGATGCATTTGAGAAATACATCGCAAAACTTGTGGAAGAACACAATGAAACCTCTTCCAGAGATTTAGAATCTGTATTCCAGAGTTTTTATGATTCTAATGTTGCGTCTGGGTCTGGGTCAGATTTTACGAAGAATTTTGGGGAACTCCGTGAATCAGCCGTTGCAAAGTCCAGGATTCAGATAACAGATATCTTTGAGAAGTTCCGTCATCATCTGGAAGACCATCGTTCAGTATTTGCATCTCAAGCGAATATTGTAAGAGAATATGAGGATTTTATGGCTACTAAGGGCGAAGAACTGGAGAAGAGATTCCACGAAGACAATCAATTCCAGACCAGTGTCCAGGGTTTGAAGGTTCGTGGAACCTACGCTACTCACAAAGAAGCGAGTATTCGGGCGAAGAAGCTCCAGAAGAGCGACCCGAATCACAATGTATTTGTCGGACAAGTTGGGTATTGGTTGCCCTGGGACCCGAATCCGGAGAATATTGCTGAGCAGGAATATGCTGACAAGGAACTCAATGAACTGATGAAGAAATACAATGAGAATCAAGAAAAGAAGAAGGAACTCTTTGAGACAGAAAAGAGTATGCGTATCCAGAAGGCTAAGGAAGAAAATGATAGACGCAAACACGACCTGTTAATGTTTAATAGTGATGCGGATGCGGATTCTGAGACGAATGTCCGTGTTGGAGTGGAACAGACGGAACCTACTCAAGGAATTACTGGAGTCCGAGAAGCCAAAGACATTATGGAAGGACTTGTCCGGAGTGAGATTGGAGAGAATCCCAGAATGGCTCTTAAAAGAGAAGATACCAGAGATGAATGAATCTACTGACTCAAAGAGTTTCTTAAAGAAATTCATTGAATCTGAATCTAAAAACTTGTCAATCGTCTATCAGGTGTTCCTGTTCCTGTACCTGTGTTCATAACAGACATTCCTCCGGAGGTTGCACCCCGAACCGCAGTAGCTGACGCGCCGCCGCCGCCGCCGCCCCTGCCTCTTCCTCGTCGGGAAGATGGCGGAAGTTCTCCATCTTCTGTTAACCATCTGGCTGGTTGGAAAGGTTGATTTGCAAGCCAATGTTCTTTTGCACAAATCTTGAAATCACTATGAGGTTCGGCTTTGTACCAGAAAACTTGGTCTTCTATTTTATTGGATTTGGAACCATTATGGATAACAAGACATTCATAATTCTCTGTACATTGGTCCATAATTTGACAAAAGATTTCAAATGTCGGAAACATACCAGCAAATTGATTGTAAATTCTCAGACGATTTGTAATAATGTTTTCACGCAAAATAAAGATATAATCAATATTTGTTCGTAAAATGGGCGGTATTCCGAGAGGATATTGCATAGTAATAATTGTCAAGAGGTCTTTATGTCGTCCATTCATAAAAACATAACGCATCATTGCGCTGGAAGCCCAAGAATTGTCAAAAAGACAATCATCTAAAATAAGAAAATAACGTGTATCTCCGAATCGTCTTGCACCGGGAACTCCAACAGATTTTCCGGGTCCTCCTGCTTTTTTATTCAGAGCTTGAATTTTTGTCTGTCGTTTGAGAGCCTGGAGTACTACATCATCATTATATTCTTCATGAATGAATTGTCCTGGGAGCATTAATTGATAGAAAGAGTTAGCAGATTCTGTAGCAGAAATAGCAACTCCTTCAGGAAAATCCCGTTTGTAATACAAGAGGTCTTTTACTAAAAAAGATTTACCGGTATTTCGTTTTCCGATAAGTACAATTAATGCATCATCGGCAATGCTTGACATATTAAATTTTTTAAGATTGACATTCATTGGACTGAGTGTTTGTTTCTGTCTCTGTCTTTAGTCTATCATCTGGGTCGTAGAAAAAAAGAATGCGACTAACGACTGATAAAAAAGACCAGACCGATAAAAGAAGAAGAATGTCGATTGCAGAATCAGAATCAGAATCAGAATTTCACGCTGAACTTCTTGAGATTTTACCTATATGTGAGCGTGAACCAGAAGAATTAGCTATCCATTTAGAACCACTTTTAGAATATAAATCATTAAAAATGAGACACGACGAAGACGAAGACGAAGACGAAGACGAAGATGAAGATGAAGATGTAGTGTATCCTCATTTGCAACTCCGGATGCCTGTATCAGAAAAATTATCAGCTGAAAAACGAGGTGTTTTGGTTCATACAATTGAGGATTCTGATAATACTCTTCTTGTGAATATCAAGTTGAATCATCGTTATACTATCGTGAATACCTTGAAGAATGATACAAGTACTCCACAGGAGCAATTACAATCTTATACTGAATGGGTAATAGCGAGGGAGGTTAGCAGATTGGTGGAACGAAGACTTTGTCCAGGTTTTCCATACTTTCTGGGAGCATTTGAAGCGAAAGCGAGGCGATTTGTTATGAATATCACTGATGAATTTAATGCAGTTCGCCACGAAGATTGGTTTAAAGAGAATCACGGGAAGTTATTTGATTTAGATATGGATTTAGAAGACACATTAAGTATTGAATCAGGGAAACAATTACAGACATTGAAAATGGAACAAGCACATATTGACTTGGATATTGAAGAAGTTATGATTTCTCAAGCTGAACACCAAGAAGAAACTTACGCTGAAGCCGAAGCCGAAGCAGAAGCCGAAGTGTATTGTTCTTCTTTTGAAGACCACATGGAGTATACGAAAGAGCCTGAGGAGTATTCTGATATAGAATCCCTGAATGGTCGTGTGATTGCAATTTTGAGAGAAACTCCTGTGATTGGATATATCAATCAATTCTTGAAGGGTCCTCTTGGAAAAGAAATTGCAGATGGTGATTTTACTATTGAGAAACACGCTGATAGTCAAAAACGATGGGCAAGTATGTTATTCCAAATCTGTTTTTCTTTAGCGATAGCTCAGCGTGAAATAGATTTTACACATAATGACCTTCATACAGATAATATAATGTGGGAAGATGTTCCTGAATCTTATTTACTTTGGTATAGAATCAATGGTAAATTATATCGTGTTCCCAGTTATGGTCGTGTATATAAAATCATAGATTTTGGAAGAGGAATTATTCGTAATCCAGCTGGGATAGGCAATCCTTGGTTAGTATCAGAGGCATTCCGAATGGAAAATGATGCAGGAGGACAATATAATATTCCTCCATTTGAAACTCCGGAGCTACCCCGTCGTGTTCCCAATCGTAGTTTTGATTTGACAAGATTTGCGTGTTCAGTTCTGGAGGATTTGTATCGTACAACGGATTCTCTTCCTGAGATGGCGTTGGGTGTATCGCGTAAATCTGGTGAGTTAATAACTAAATTGATATCAGGTACATTTGGAGGTGTTTATAAGACAGATAATGAGATATTCAATATATTGATGGAATGGACTACGGATTCGGAAGGGTATAATTTGCATTGGAATGGAGAGATATCTGAGGAAGGTGAGCTTGAAGACCGCTATGGAGCGTGGGAGTTATATTGTAAGATAGCAGAAACGGCATCTCGTGGAATTCCTGAGAAGCAATTTGAGAAAGGAATCTTCCGGCAATTCCTTGCAAAACCAGGAACACAACCGCCCCAAGGAAAGAATGTTTATAGTTTTGATTTGGGGGGAGTCTAAAGGATACCGGCGTATATTTCTATTTGGAGACCTCAACATCAAGAGTTTCTCATAATCCCCGATTGGGTGTATTATGACTTACAAGACATAGTTTCTTATTTGAAAATCAAACATAATATAATTCATTTCATAGGGGGATTGCATCCCCCTCTGAGACCCCCTGCTTTCATCAAGAGTTTCTCATAATATCCAATTGAATACCTTATGAAGACCCTGACATAATGTATCATTTGAAAATAAATCTATGATGTATATTCCCTCATAAGAATTCCAATGGAACTTTGATGAAAGACAATTGATGTAATTCTGGTAGCCCCGGGGGGCTGAGAGGGAGCAGTGGTAGCCTTTTGCATAGCTTCCCTAAACGTTAGTATAACTTATGCATTGCTTAGACCCCCATCAAGAGTTTCTCATAATCCCTGATTGGGTGTATTATGACTTTCAAGACATAGATTCTTATTTGAAAATAAAACATAATGTAATTCATTTCATAAGAATTCCAATAGAACTCTAATGGAGGGGGTGTCAGCCTCTTGATATTTATCATTGAATCCGTAGAATGGAACCGGAATCAGAATCAGAATTAATGAATCCATATGAATTTATGGCTACCCAAGAAGTAGCTATGGATATCCGCCTGGAAGAGATGAAAACACCTAATCCTAATGATGCAATTCTTGAGAATCTCATTCAGAAATTCACAGGAAAATGTATGGACGGAGGATTTGTTCTCCCTGGAGAAAATACCATTCAAATCCTAACAAGGTCTCCATTTGTTCTTAATTCATTATTCGGTGATTCTTCTCATAGAACATATGTCCGATTCAAAGCAAAAGTCTTAGATATTCCTCCTGGAACTGAAACTACTTCTGTAATCACACATATCACTCCTTCCAGAGTTATCACTGAATATTCTCTTCCAGAATATGGAGATATCTCACCAATTCGTATCGTGTATCCTACAAATATCCATACAGAAGAAGAACGAGAAATTCTGAAGACATTAAAACAAGGAATGTCTATTCGCGGAGTCATAGTTCATCGTAGTTATTCTCTTGGAGACCCTCAAATTGTTGCAATCGGGAGATTCCAACAGATTATTAAAGACGCCACACCTTTATCTTCTTAAAATGGATATTCATCTTACATTCGTTTTCTTGTTCTTGTTCTTCCTTGTTTTCCTAATCGGGTACGACAATATCCTGGAAAGGATGGTGTCGACTCAATCCATTCACACCTCGCAGGGTCGCATCGGTCTTGTGGTTTTTGACTACAATGAGATAACACTCCAGCTTGACGCAATTGTTTTCTCGTGAGATTTATACGACGAAAACCATAGTATTTTCGATAAAGTCCCAGGAGATTTTCAAGAGTTTTCATTTGTTGATAAGTGGCTTTGTATTTTTGAATACGACCTGTCGTGTATCCTCCACGAGGGTCTCCTTTGAGAATTCCAATAAATAATGTTCGAGTAAATCCAAAAAGACGATAATGAGTTCGTTTTGTTTCTGGATTAAAATCTACTTGTAGAATTCCTGTTCGTTTGAGTTCTCCGAGAAACTCTTGAAATGATTGATATGAATGAATCTCTTTAAACCCACGATACTCCTCCAATTCGTGCTGAGTTAAATGAGTTTCTTCTATACGATGACGAATTGTCTTAATACGTTTAAAGACTTGTACCAAAAATGGTAAATAGATTTCTTCCCAAACATCTCGTTTCGGCATTCTATTGATTCTTTTCTTTTTCTTTTTCTTTTCTAAATGAATCGTTCTCATCAACTAAATTCAAAAACTGAATTGAACGCAGTAGAGATATCTCTAATGGAACTGAATGCTTTTTC